TATGTGTTAAGAGGAGCGAAAAGAAAAGTAGTAGAAATTAAATCTACTACTTAATTTTTTTTTCAATCCCTGTATAGTCCATTCGCTTTTATTATATCCCATGTACCTTTAGTTATCCATGGGAGAGGAATCTTATTATCTCTCAGCAAGTTTCTAATGGCGGAAGAACTCACTGTAATACTCATGTCGGAAATCTCACTGCTAAATCCTGGCCTACTTATTTCTACTACCTTCCAGTTCTTTAGTAATTCTTCTCCTCTGTACCACTTCGACATATCTTTTACAGTGTCAGTTCCGCCAAGTATTACAAACTCAATATCCTTGTCATATATATCCTTCAGTGCCTCTAGTTGATCAAAGGTGTAATAATTTCCATCCTTATTCTGCCTGCTTACTATTTCAATATTAAACTGATTCATCTCAAAACCAGACTCATACATAGCGGACCTTATCATATCAGCCCTTAAGTCAACACTCACTGCCTTTCTATGTTTCCAAGGATTTTGCACTGCTGGTAATAACAACACCTTATCAACCAGTCCTTCATTTAATACCTTACTAACTATTGCAATGTGACCTATATGAATTGGGTCAAAACTACCAAGTAATAATCCTATCTTCATAACCACTTAATTAATTTTTCTGGGTTTCTTACTAAGTCCTCTAGTCTATGTAGTTCTCTCTCATAGCTTGGGTACTTAGGATATTTTTTAAGCGTTGCACTGCTCTTCTTTTTAAAAAACCTTAAGTCAGATTTTGCACCTGACCTAGCAAATTCAATAGCAAAACCCTTAACTGGTTCTAAGTACTGTGACTTTAACTTCCCTGATTCATCTAACAACTCAGTAGATACCTCATCCTGTAATCTCTGTGGAAGTTTATCAAAGTGAATAGCATCTACATTATCATAGGCTATGTCATTGGCAAAAAGGCACTTATGTTCTCCTTCTATATTTGTACAGATGATAATACCAAAATTTAAGTCATCTATAATATCAGCAACATAGATATATAAGTCCTCTAGTTTTAGGCTGTCCAGGTTCAGTTCAAAATCATCATCATTATCTGGATTTACTATGAAACTATAATCAATCATATTCTATTAAGTACTTCAAAAATTAATTGATACACTATTACTGCACCGGTCACTATATAACACAAGCTAAATATAAGTTCCGGCAGCACTACTTTGTTTCTATAGTATCTTCCACCATGACTCTTTAGGAAACTATACTTAAATGTATCATATTCCTCTAGTAACCTGACATAGTAGAAGGTAGCAATAAACACAAACACAGTAGAGCAAGCTGATACCAAGTGAACATGTCCCACTAGTAATCTAAGAGTAGCTATTAGTACTACCATAAATAGATTAGTACAACTCAACCAGAACATCTTTTTCTTAGTTGATTGAAACCTTAGGTAATCTTTTTCTGAACTCCAATATCTTACCATCCCATATAAAATGTAAATTGTTTTATCATAAATGCCGTATAACCTATGAAGTAAATAATAATAAAGACATTTGCTGCTTTCAATATCTTCACATACTTATCATAAGTCTTCTTTATGTTGTGACGATCTAGGTCATCCAGTCCCCTATTATTGACCCTGCATACATTAAATGTAAAGTCATCTATATTTACAGTGTCAATCAACATTACAGTACTAACGACAAATAATGTAGCCGCTAAGTAAATTATCATACTAAAAATTGTAAGTAGCATTACTAGATTTACATGCCAACTTACGCCCGATCCTCCAAGTAGTTCTTCCTTGTCATACTCAATCTTAATAGTACTGCCAATATCGTGTGTTAGGTAAGTCTGTGCATCAACCTCTCTTACCCAATTATACTTACTATTCTTTAAGTATAGGTAGTAGGTACTTGATTTTTCTTCGTTTTCTGCTAGCTTATTGACTATCTTCCACTCGCTTTCTACTCTTGTGTGGTACTCTTTTGCATAGTCTTTCATGTCACTACGAAAAATCCATTGCAGTGATAATACAACTAATGATATAATAATTAGAGTGCTCGTTATTCCTACCTCAGACCACGCATTTTCACCTACAGTAGCCCACCAAATACTAGTCTTCAATGGCTGGTTACCTTTCTTAGACTTTGCCTCGTAGTTCATAGACATAATGTTAGGTAGTATACACACCAGATTTCAAAGGCAGAAACACACAGAACAACTCCCAGTATTCCAAGCTGTAAGTAATCCTCATACTTAACAAACTTATCTGTTATCCAAAGTTTATCAACCTCTTTATCAAACATTAGATTATGTTCTTCTACCCTCCGTAAGAACAGGTAAGTGGAAGTTTCAATATTCCAATCTAAGAGGCCAGGTATGATAAAAACAGGTAGTGCCATAATACACATTGTAAATAGCAGCATAAAACAAGTGACTTTATATCCACCAATTGACTGAAGCTCATGATCTGTTGCCTCCGTTGTCAGTGTGTCGCCTACATTAAAGCTATCATAGTCAACCTTGTCTAGTCTCTTGTTTGTATAGTACTTACCCTTCTCAACTTTAACATAGTAGTCTGTCCTGTCCGTACCTTTGTCTACGTACTTACCAATAATCTTCCACTCTATGTTTTTGTTAAGGTCAGCTACACTCCTAAACTCTTTGACAGTGTCCATAAAAATTAGTTGGGTTACTACAGATACAGCAGCAATTACAAGTACTGCACCAACTACTCTCACTGTTTTTAAGAACTCTCTCCTATTCTCTAGGATCCAACTGAAACGAGATACTAATTTTCTCTGTCCAGACTTTTTTGCTTCTGATTCGTAGTTCATTATTTTATGCTAGCTTACAAGTTAATATTAAGTAGTATACACACCAAGTAGAGTAACCTATCATTAGAGTAACCACTATACCTTTTATTAGGTTATATCTGGTTACGTACAGGTCGAATTGTTTTTGTATTCTAGGATCATCTACCCCTACTCTATTATTCTCTGACATAATCCAGCTCCTGAACCTAGAATAGTCTGTATATCCCTTCTCAAAAAAATCAGCTACATTGCAAAATACTGCAATAAGCAATAGTGTCTGAATTGCAAGAGATACAAATCCAATTATCGCAAGATATTCAGGCTTGTTCTCTGGAAATAAGTCACTCTTAGTATATTCTACTGAGACTGTACTTCCGATATTAGTAATATTATATTTGACATTGCTAACATCTTTTGCCCACTTGTACTTACTATCTTGAAGCACTAGGTAGTAAGTATTATCTCTAAAGGTGTCATCTACAAACTTACCAACAACACGCCACTTTGAGATTGTACTAGTCTCCCACTCGCTTATCTGTTCCTTAGCTGTCCCGAACATCAGAAACTGTGCCACCATTATAGCAGCAAGTACGGTAGACATTATACAAATTGTCCTAACAGTTTCCCTAGCTTCATGGTTACTGTTATAAAAGATCCAATAAAAACTCGATCTTAATTTTCCATTTGACGTTTTCTTCGTCTCTGCTTCGTAATTCATTTTCTCATATTTTTTTGTTAATAATCTACTAATAAGGAATTTAGAGGAAAAAGAAAAGGTAAGTACTTAATACCTACCTCTCTTATGATTAAAGATCTGCTATATCTTCCAATTCTTTAGTGTCCGAGTCGTCTGTAGTTGATAAGTAGTTAGAAATCTCCCTTACTACTAGGTCTTCTACATAATCTTTCAGCTCCATACTACCGCCTGTCATATCAAGATCCCCAATACTTACACGGACCTCATTATTAATACTTTCTAGCTCTGGATACTCACCACCAAGTTTTAATGCCCTAGTTGCACATCTTAATTCTACTCCATCAGTTCCCAGATTTTTCCTAACTTGTAATAGAACTGAAATATCCCTCTCCTTCCTGTCTACTAATGTTGGAATTTTTATCTCCACCACTTTAGACTCAAAATGTTTATCTCCGTCAAAGTATTCATAGTAAGTTGGAATATACTTAATCTTATACTCCCTCTCTAAGTATCTGTTGGGCCATCTTCTCGTCACATACTTAACTAGCCTACTCAGCTTTTTGAAATAGTTAGAGCTTGACTTAAGATACTTACCTATTCTTTTAGTGGCGAGATCTAATTCAAATCCCTCATCGCTAATGTCAGAGTAGTGTCTTTCGAACCAATCCCAAATTATACTCTCTTCTCCAGTTACATCAATAAACCTACAACTACTTTCTGGAAACCTATTAAAGCTGCTATTATAGTGTTTAACGTCAAAGAATCTAACTCCACTACACCTAGGAAGTCGCCAACAGTTTCCGATACTTGTAGATACTAATAATCTCTTTCCATCACTCTTTTCTAGTTCCATGCATTCGTAGAGGGTATCTTTTCTTTTTTCATCAACGCCTAGGTATGAAAACTTAAGCCCCTCATTCTCCCCTTCGAATCTATCTTTTATATATTCAAGAGTCTCATACATTTCTAATTCTTCCATAATCTATTAATCTAAGTCATCATATTCATGTGTCTCTAAAGGTTTCTTCTTAATAGATTCTTCAATATTATCGTCCAAGTAAATTCCCTTACTAATCATTGTTCTTGCGGCGATTATCTTTATCTCAACTGTCTGTATACTATCAAATAAGCCTCTAATAAATTCTTGCTCTTCCTTTGGCGGGTCTGTTCTAGTGCTTTCAATTCTCCTCAAGTATACGCAGTCTTTTTGAATATTTACTGCGTCAATATTAGAGGAAGTTATTAAGCACTCAAGTCTTCCGCCAATCGTCCTCCTAGAAAAACTGAGACTTACTAACCACAACACTAATACTAAGATAATTAAACCAAGCCCCGATATTCCAGCCGTCCAGTATCGTTCTTGTAGGGCACTGTAAGTTACCATACCAACTAAAACCATACAGGAGATACCAGACAGGACTAGGAATATATTGTTAATCTTCCTATCTAGCTTATTACATAATCCAACTAGTGCAGTGATTACTTTATTAATATTATCTGTTTCCATGTGTTATAAAAATTAAAAGAGGGTCAAGTATAACCAATGTATACTCAACCCGATTAGTACTCTTAGATTTCGGCAGCCTCAAACGACTTCTGCTCCATCATTCGAATTACTCTGTTAATATCAGATGCTCTCCTTTCTCCTGACCACTTTGTTTTTGGATAGTTCAGTTTACTAAGAGAACCGGTTAGGTTATTCTTCTGATCAACATCGTAATTATTATAAACTCCAACAGGCTCCAACCATAATTGATCACTGTTATCACCTACTAGCTTAAATACAGCATACTTAGTAGGGGTTACAAGTACATCAACATAGCAACCCTCCTGGAATCTATACTTTGACCACCTAAGTTGATCTCTGACACCCACAATGATTGCTCTTGTTACGTTATTATTATTCTCAACCTCCCACATTGGAAATTTAAAATTACCAAGATCATAGTATAAGTCAGCCTTCCCATAAACACCCTCTGCTCTGTCTAAGATATTCCTATACATGAAATCAGAAATCTTCTTAAATGAGTTTGTTCTATTGTGGATGATAGTAGAAATGACATCAAGATCATATTTCTTAGTGTCACCCTCTCTCATGCAGTACTCACCCTTATTCATTGTCTTCTCACTGATCTTAGTAAGTGACAAGAGTGGTACCTCATTAGAACTAATACCTGGTGTGTTAACCTGGTAAAGATAATAACTCTGAAGATTTGTGTTGTTAAGGAAGAATGGATATACTCTTCCAATCATTGTGTTGTGTAATCTAGTACGTCCCATTTTTTAATAAATTTAATCTGGGTTAAACAATTATATTAATTACTCTCGTTAATTCTTTTTATTGTTAGGTGGAAGTCTAGTAATAATTCTACCCTTTGTTAAGTCATAAGGGCTCATTTCTACTACTACACCGTCACCTGCCATGATTCTGATAAAATTCTTCCTGATCTTACCAGAAATAGTGCAAAGTATCTCATGTCCGGAATCTAGGGTAACTCTAAACATTGAATTACCCAACTCCTGAGACACCTTGCCCTCTACTTTAATATTATCTTGTTTCATATAATACTTCTTATTAAATTATTACTTTGGAGTTTCTGTCAGTCCTTAATATGACTTCTCGAAATCTACAAGCTACTAACTCATTACTAAGGGATTGAGGTACATTTGAGACCCCATTATAGTAGTTTACGATATCTGTTAGTGTTATCTTAAAGTATTCGTATTCAAGTGGGGTTCTAGTTGTCCCATTATTCTCTACCTTATACTCACAGATACAAGTACCGTAACTCTCCCTTGCTTTATCAACTAGCTCTACTATTACGTCAGCCACTACCCTACTAAGTTTACTAGTAAGAGGTATTGGTTTAGGTGTTCCAAACTTAACTGAATTATCTAGTTGATCAAATATCTCAGACTCGTATGCCCAATGATTTTTTCTGTACAGTTCAATATAACTATACATACTATTGAGATCTTTGAATATAGTCCCCTCATCTGAATAAGAGTCTACAATGCCAGCAGTAATATCCTTCACACTGATACCTAGCTCATTAAAGAGACTTGTATAGTATGACACTCTACTGACATTATTATCATTCATGGTATTAATGAAGTAAGACTCAACCACATCATTGATTAATTCCGTATCCTGACTAGTACTGTCCTTTGTGATACTAAACATCGTAACTCCCTTCTGAATAGAGTTAGTTGAGATGATAGTATTTAAGATTGTAGTACTTAAGACAACCTCTAGCTGTTCCTTTATCGGTGCATTAATGTTTCTATAGTCTTTTACTTTATCCGACATTAGACTAAGAGGTTCAAATATACTGAAGAGATCTGTATAATCTCTCCACCTGTCACCACCATAAGGGACTGTGCACTTACTTACTGCACTGTCAATCATCAATCCCCAATAGTTAGTAATATCAAATCCGTCTATTGGTTCAAGTGCTTTACCGCTCTCTACCATAGGCTTAGGTGAAAATAGGACTTGTAGCTTATTATCATCATTAGTACCTTGACCTAATACATGGTTCTTAAGTACATCCTCTACAGATTTCTCAGTGTCTTTATTGATCTTACTTACTACTAGATAACCTTTGACGTAATCCTGTGGGTCTACTAGTAGTTCAGAATCTAAGTTATCCCTTCTCCTAACTAGCACCTCACCTAAGTAGTAGTAAGTCTGTGTTTCTGTATCATATCTATAACCAGGCTTCCACTTAGCACATCCAGTTTTCTTGAATATACTACAATTAACAACCCTGGTCATCTCGTCAAAGTATTCATCGTACTCTTTCATAGTCTTACAAGCAAGTACTACCTCGCCTGGATAATCCTCTGAAAATGCAGCCTCAAACACAGAACCATCATTAACGATTCCCTTGTCAATACTACAACCTTCCAAGATATTACCTAGGTACCTTCTATCCTTTGCGAAATTACATAGCTCATACCATTCGTCTTTCTTAGGTAGTTCTTTAGATTTGATAAATACTCTAAATTCTCTACCTAACCTCACTTGGAACTCATTATTATCCAAGAGCACATCATCAAGTACAAGGTTACTCGCTCTATAGTCACTGTTAACCTGCTTTCTTACATTGGACTTATATACTTTCTTTCCGTCCATGTAGAGCCAGACCTTATTTTCTTGGTTACTTACTAATGCACTAAGCTCTGTTACTAATCTCCACTTCATACCTTAATTTTCTATTATTACTTTAACTTTTACTTTAACGCCATTAAATTTAATAGTTGTACCACCAATAAATTTCTTTACTGATTCTAATACATTAATAAGGTTTTCATCTGGCTCTATTACCTTTTCTGGCGTTGTTAGAGTAAAAACTGCTTGCTTATACTTCTTTCTAACTTCATCAATGCCTGTAATAGACTCGAACTTGAATAGATGTCCACCTAGTAATTCCTCTGCCTCTCTAAACTCAGGAATATTCCAAGCTTCCCTATTTAGTCTAGCATCCAAGAAATCACTCATCTCTGCAATAATCTCTTGACCACTGCTAGGTGTTCTTCTGCAATCTATCCACCCATTCTTCTTATACCAGATCAGGGTTCTATTTACATTAATAACTAACTTCTTTAAAGTAACGGCTGCTTCCTTCATTGTTCTTAATTAAATATGATAATAGGCCATCAAGATTTTCCAAGTACCTTCTAGATGCACCACACCTATACTTCAGATCATAACAGAGACAGTTTCCAAAATCGAACATATAATATATAGTCTCAAACTTAAAAAACTCATCTTGCTTATAATCTATTCTATAACTCCCGATATCAAGGTAACTATATCCAGAATCGACCTCCGCTACTAGACGAACCTCACTAGTCCTTAAGAACTCATTATCAGTATAACTAGTAGTATCACTAAGTCTTGTCAAGGTAAAGCTAGGTAAGTCGATTGAATCCTCCTTACTAAGCTCCTCTCTTAACGTATCCTCAGTATCGGTGTCGGCTGGGTTGAGGACAGTAACAGATCCTACAAACCAATCATACCAAATAATCTTGCCACTATTCAATTTAAAGTCTGTCCACCTTAAATGTTCGGGCAGGTTAAGTCTATACCTGAACTTAATCGCCTTCTCCTTATTAAAAGTAGGGCGAAGTTCCTTGAGTTGTTCTAGAAATACTGGTATCATAGGTGATTCTTCTTAAAATATTCAACAATACTTGTACTATCCCAACTAACCCTTTCCTCCTTTGGACTTCTACTAGTTGGGCCAAATGTTTCTTCTACTGCATCTACATACATACTAGAAGAAAAGTCACAACCGCAAAAGAGATTATTCCACTCATCAGGTAGTAGTGATGATTCGATATCAAGCTGCTCTAATGCTAAGTTATCAAAACCTATCACAATATTTGGGTTAGGTTCAGACGTCTTACCTGTTCTGATCTCGAATATTAATTTCTTAATACCCTTCTTCCAGTTCTCGAGATCTACACTAGTCCCTGCTGCTCTACCAAACTGCTTATAGCCTAGTATTAAAATTCTAACAGGTCTATCTAGGTAAGCACTTTCATTGACAATCTCATAGAGCTTCATAATATCGTCCACTGGAAATATACCAGCGATAATATGAAATACAGACCTCTCCAACCTACAGACGCTCTTGAATAGTTCATCAACAACTGGGATCTTTTCAATGCTAACGCCAACTGCCTCATAACAATTGGCTACTATACTATAGCTGCTGATTGGGTCACCGTCATACTCTCTCTGAAGTGTCTTATAGTTGACTGTTATTCTTGGTTGGAAATTGTTTGCCCTTAGCCACCCTACTAGCTTCTCTGCATCACTAATACAACCCTCATCAAAAATATCACCGCCACCTACTGCAACTTCAATTCCACATTTTGGGAGCTTATCTAGGACCTCAACTGTCTTCTCTAGGTTGAACTTCTTTGCACCAGCCACACTAGATTCATGACAATACTTACAACCTATACTACATGCATTGGTTATCTTAAGGTCAATACTGTCGGGAAAATCTGCACACAAGTCCTCGTCGAATCTAAGTGCTCTCTTCACCTTAGAACCATCTCGACGACTCATTACAAAATAGTTTCCGTTTATATACTGATAGCTCTTTTTATCATTAATATATTTTGAACAGCTATAAAAGAACGTGTTTACTAATTCTTTACTCATTGACCTTAACGTTTAATTTTACCTTAATTAATCCATCATAATTACTCTCGATAAATTCAGCAGCATCTTGACCAAATAATGGATCACCAAATACATGATTTTCATCCTCCTTCCCAAAGGTCATTAGCTTACTCGCAAAATCTTTAGTTGCATAGTATAGGCATGGGTAATCATCGTGTCCTTTTGCCAAACGATGCCACTCACTATTAACAGGAAACACCCCTAGATCGTCCCTTAAGTTGATCAGGAAGTATATACTATCATTCTTAGCTGACCCTGTTAATATCTCCTTGTCTTCCGGTGTCATTGATCTAGCAGTACCGTTCTCAAAAACAATACTATTAGCTATCTCACAAGAAAACTGAGAGCTGGATAAGTAGTTATAGTCTGCATAGAAACACTCTAGTAGGTCTATAGGATACTCAGGGACATTAAACTGAACCTTACCAACCTCTCCACCGTAATCCAAAGTTACCTCTGCACCTACTATATTACTATTATCAAATGCAGGATTATAGAACTCATCCGTTTCATCACTATTATCGTTGCCTGTAAATAACCACGACTTACTGTTAAATAGGAAGTTCTTTAAGCTGTCCTTATTATCAACGATATGATCAAAGATGCAAGTAGATTCATGGTCAATTTCTGGATATCCTCCATCATCGGTCTTACTATTGACCCAAGTGAATTTAATACCATTAGCACCAGTAAACTTGCAAACTAAGTTACTGAGCGTTGATAGCTTTTTGTGAACATCCATATATTTTTGTGCATATGACTTCTCGTTCCACTTAGTGCTATGATAATAGATACCACAGACATAGAGTAGTTTGTCTTTTATTGAATTCATTGCTTTCCACTCCCATCCGAAACATCTACCGGACTCTAAGACAATATCACCGTCTTCGTCCAGGTCTATGTCACTAGATAACTCAATACTCGCTCTATTAATTACAACGGAGTGAGATGAGCTACTGTTTGTTTCTGGGAGGTTAAATCTTTCTACTTTCTTAATTTTTCCCATAATTTATAATAATTAAATTTATTCATCTACTATTAAGGATTGTAAGGGAGAATAAAAAAGGTAAGGACATTAAACTATCCCTACCTATATTTCTTTGTTTCCTTGTCAAGTATTTTTAAGAGCTTTGGTATCCTAAACTCCCCTGACATCATCTTAATATTTCCAGCTGCTACATTATCTGGAAGACCTATACCCTGTACCCATAATGGTTTTTCCGCCGATCCCCTAAGTAAGCATGCACTAATCTCATCCGTCCTACAAAATTCAGACTTTGCTAGGCCTATTATTTTTAGACCCGGCATGTTCAGTTCATCAAACAGTTTCTTCCCTAGGCCATCTTTCTCCGTACCATCATTGAACCTAAGCCTAAGAAATCCATCCACTATTATCGTCTCTACCTTGTCTAGATCTACTTTCTCTACTAACAAGCCAAGAACACAGGGAAGCTCTCTCTTGTAGAACTCCCCTGGTATATAGGACGAAAAACTAGTGCAGATACTACTTATTATTTCGGCGGGTTCATCATCTGTCCACCTATTAAACAAGACACCAACAGTTAATGCGAGGTTGTCTGAATAATAGTAAGTATCTACCGCTAATTTCATAGGTCCATTACATCCAAAAACTTAACCTCTCCTATGTAATCGCCAAATACAGTGAGCTTATATTCTTTGTCAGACTTATCAAATACAATATTATAATTTACTGTATCATCTTTATCCAGCTTAAATATAACTCTCCACTCATCACCTTTAACATGATGAAGCTTAAGACTACTAACCCTACCTACTAAGAACTCACCAGACTCTTTCTTGATTGTTGCCTGAATATTTCTTGAGTATCCTAATAGTTCACCCTGCTTCTTTGTTTCACTAATATCGGCAAGAGCAGTGAATGGTAAGGTATCTCTCTCTGCATAAAGACGAGACATCCTATCAAATAAGAATGACTCCTCCATCATCTTACAGTGAAGACTAAGCGGCATAAAGCGATTCATACTAGACTGAAGACCTTGACCCATGATATCGAAGCTAAATCCCTCTGGTATAATCTTCTCTGTGTAGACCTTATGATCCTCAGCTGTACTCTTTGCGCGCTCTGGAAAATAGTACTCAATCTGGTATGTCATTGTAATAGGGTCATATCCACTAATCTTGTTTATCTTTACCCTCTCACACTTAGTATCATAACCATCACCACTGCTCTTTTTCTGGTAGTCTACATATACTGCATACTGACCAATGAGCTGTAAAATCTCTGAGCCCCCTGGAACCCACTTGAGACTACCTGAATTAAAACCATATCTCTCAGTCATTAACTTCAAGTAGTCTTTCTTCTCTTTCTTCTTATCTTCCATAATCTTTTTTAATAGTTAAATAATACCTTTTTCTACTAACAATCTCTCAACCTCTGTCCAATCGATAAAAGGACGAACACTAATAGAGAGATCGGTTTTCAATGGAGCACCTAAGGCAGCATCGTCAATATAGAGATGTGCAAAAATCTTCCTACTACTTGTCCATCTGTTCTGTGTCAAGTTCTCATTAACACCTACCAATGGAATACCTCGCTGCGCAAACCAATCCACAGCTTCCTCTAAGTAGTTTGGATCACCTGGACTTGTTGGCTCACCTCTCATTGTATAGAGAATAAGCTCATGCCCTGCCTCAACTAACCTCTTAAGAACTGGCACTGCACCGATATCCTTGCCAATCTCTGGAAATTCATGACTAACAACAGTACCATCAAAATCAATACAAATCTTCATCGTTTCTTACTTTTTCTTATTAGTCTTTTACAATTACTACACTTATACGTTGACTTAATCTCATTGCCTGATACTACCTCACTGACAAGCCTAATATCTCGACTCGGTTTCTTACAGTCTGGACATGCAAGCTCACTATTCTTGTCATCCTCCTTAGAAAATTGTAAGACTAGTGAAACTACAACCACTGCACTAACAAAAATACCCGCCAGGCAGATTAATAGAATATCCATCATTCGCTGTCCTCCTCTTCGTCGTATTCGTATTCTTCATCCTCATCTTCGTTCTCTTCTTCTTCTTCGTCTAAGTCACCTAAGTTAACAAAATTATACTTACTACCAAAAAAGATTTCACCGGATTCTGGAAGTTCTGCAACAATAACAGTTCCTCTATCCTCATGCTCTTCAATACCAGTTACCTTACCAGATACCCAATCATACTTAAATGTTAGGTCTGGTGAAATAGCTACATAGTCTCCTACTTTAAATTCATCTTTCATAATAATACTTTGTTTTAATTACACTGTTAAGGAATACAAGACGGGGGAGTGGAAAAAATGAGCAGTACTATATCTCAAGTACTGCCCCTAGAAACACGGCGCATTATAAAAATCATTTGAAAAGGGTGGCTCCTATAATTCCCCGTGTGTTTCTACGTGTGTTAATTTATTTTTATTATTTCCATAAAAGTATTTTCTATGGTCGATATTATCAAGTAGACACCATAACTACTTGGATTCCCACCAAGTTCTACCTGCAACTTAATTGTTACAGCGCTCTGGTCCATATGAGCTATAGTCATTGTATACCTCTATCTGACTCTATCGATTATTCTCAACCTTATACTAATTAACTAGTAAGGTCGTGATTGTTCAGTGAAGTTCTTAGGCTCCACATCAGTAATTGACTATTCAGCCGCATACTGGTTTTAGTTAAACTATGAACTAAGTCTATCACAACCTAACATAACGTTAACAATATAAAATTAAGAAGGTTTTGTGTCTTATAATATGGTTTAAAATTTCTTGTTACACATTAATGCCACTAGTAGTCCTTATAGGACCCCAGTTTTTCAGCAGAGCATCGCCCCACCTCAAGCATTAATTTCTTGTGTCTTAATAATATAAATTTCAGGTTCTTTATGTAGGAATCATGCAAACACTAGAACCGCATTACATTCCATAATACTAATCTAGTCGTCACTTAGTAGATCTCCTCACGAAACTAAACATCCACGAAACTTACTACCTCATGACCTGTTTATCCATGTCTCCTACATATATAAGAAATCGAGGCCTTTTCAAACTGCATTAATTTTCGAGGCCTTCATACTTCCTACATTAATAAGAAATCAAGGGGATCTCAAACGCCCTCATTTCTTAAGGACTACGGCAAAAAAATAAGCTAAGGTATTACCCCTAGCTTACTTAATATTCTCACGTAACCACCTAATCATTTCATCCTCACTATCTACCCCCAATCTTGTCTTGAATAAACGAACCACCGCCTCATCAAGATCAACACTTAGGTTATCTAGCTCACTCTCATCATCGGCAGTCTTACAGTACCTACAAGAATCACACAGTACCGTATATCTTAGGTGGGCAGGTATTACATCCCACATACAAGCAAATTCCGGAATCTCAACACTGGCAACCTTTAACTGACCACCACAAACAGGACACTTATACTTTCTCTCTATCATAAGGCAAAATAATATGGACTAAACGCACGGACATAATTTTCATCGAGGAGACTGACGCATCTAACCTCCGTAGGACCTATATACTCTGCGTCATGATTCGATGTGTGTAAGTGTCCGTGAATATTAAGGTCCGGTTTCATATCTTCTAGTAATGTTCTGATCTCCTTATTACCAACTGAACTACCACCCCAATATACATCAGACTGCAGGACAATATCACTACAACCATAAGGAGCATCATGAGTAATAACAAGAGACTTAACAGTGTAACCGTCAAACTCCTTCTCCAGTGCAGACTTTGATTTACCTCTTACCTTGTCAAATTCCTCCCTCTGATACTCTGGCGGATACATAAAAGCCCAATCACCAAAGATCTTACACATAGGAGAACCATACACATACACAAAATGGTTTGGTAGGTCATCGTCAAGTAAGAGAGTACTGGAATTGCATAAATAAGTAGTACGAGGACCTAAGGCTGTAACAATTTTATCCAAGGTCTTATTGTACATGTAAAAGTCATGATTTCCCGCCACTAGTAGGACCTTCTTTTTCACAGGCAAGCTTCCTACCCACTCCTGATAATCCTTCTTTAACCACTTCTCAACCTTCATGTCGTCCTGTTGAATATTAAGAGGCACAATGTCACCTGCAATAATAAGATAATCAACCTCCTTATCTAAACTCACATCAAGATCACCGTGTAAGTCTGAAACCGCTGCAAAACTAATATTATTCTTCTTCATCTTCTACTACTCTAACTGGTATATTCTTTTTCCTTGCTATGTCAATCATTATCTCAGTACCCTTATTCTCAGCATACGCACTCTTAAAGGCAATTACTGCGTTAGCCGTCTCTGCCATCTGTAAGTTCCTTAGATAACCCGCCTTCTTACCATGCTTCTTCCAATCCGCCGGAAATACCTCACACCTAAGACCATACTCGCCGGCAAATTTTTCACCTAGTTTATCAGCACCCTCAGCATGACCAGATATGACAACAACCTCTAATGATAAGTCGGACATCTTTTTTCCTAGGTAGTATAAGCACTTCTTCTTTAACTTAGCATAATCGGTATAACTCCTACTACCTGCAATAATAACTCTAAACTGATTTACTTTCATCGCAATATATAATGTAATTAATTCTCACACTAATAAGGAACAAGGGACAGGAAGTATGCAAGATTGACAGTTTGGTAAGGTTTCCATTTTTCTTATTTTTTAATATACAGGTCGTATATTCCCAGGTTAGATATAATAAAAATAGATGAGTACATAGGGTCGATTCCTTATTAGTAGAAATGAAAATAAAATTAATATTAATATGAAAACAGGTAAGCTAATAGTTATTTCAGCACCCTCTGGTACAGGTAAAAGTACTATTGTTCAGAGAATAATAAAGGAGCATCCAGAATTAAACTTGGTATTCTCGATTAGTCACACAACAAGATCACCCAGGGGAACAGAAAAAAAATGGTGTGGAATATTTCTTCACTACACAAGAACAGTTCAAGGAAGATATAGTGTCTGGACAGTTTCTAGAGTATGAAGAGGTGTACGATGGCCAATTTTACGGCACTCATAGGTCACAGGTAGAAAAACTAATAAAAGACAAGCATAATGTTATCTTCGATGTTGATGTAAAGGGTGGATGTAGTATTAAGAGGTTCTATGGTGATCGTGCACTAAGTATCTTTATACAACCGCCCTCTATAGAAGAACTTAGAAGAAGACTTATTGATAGAAAAACTGACAGCCCTGAAGCAATAAATACTAGGCTATCAAAAGCAGAGTATGAACTTACGTTCTCAGGCAACTTTGATAAGATAATTGTAAACGATAACTTGGATAAGGCAGTACAAGAAACTTATAGGGTTATCGTAGAGTTCATAAGTAAGTAGTGACGTGGTCGGTAAGCCTGCAGCTCCCCTCCCCGCCTTCCCGTTGCCACAATAGAACCTTCGTCGTTACCACTCCTGAAGAACCTATTGAACCCGGGGAAGGTATTCACCTTATGTGGCGTCGCCGGCAGAGCACGGCTCGACGGTCTTAAGGGTAAACTTGAAAATACCCCTGAAGTACATCTGTGGTTAGGATACAAGAAAATACCGAGCGCTAGCGAAGGGATTTTGTATGAACTATACAGATGAATATAGGGGTTTACCATTTTTTTTAAACTAGGATATTTATTGCAGACTCCGTCTGACGATTTAATAGAAGTGGTAAAATTTGTAGTAATAGTGTTATAAAAGACTTATCTATGTAATAGATAGGGGCATTAAGCGGGCCGCTGCCAAAATAGGCCGCTTAAGCCCGGAACATAATTATAAACCTTTTTAAATTATTTTAAACATGACAGAAGAAGGAGCAATAGTGGTAGAAGTACCTAAGGGATATAGGTACATCTCTGAAATTCCAGATTTTAAGATCAACGATTTTCCTCACATCCTTAATAAACAAATACCAGGATGTGGTTTCACAGAGTATTGTATTGACCCAGCTAAGAATAGTGAAGATGTAATACTATGTAGTCCTAGAAAGATCTTACTAAAGAATAAGTATGATCAACACGTAGGAGATGTTTTCTTAGTTGAAAATAAGTATGAAGTGGAACCTAGGACAGACAAAGACCTAACGAAGATAGAGAAAGAGAAAGGGGGTAGTATTTTTGCAGAGGAAAAAGTACCAACAAAGGAAGAAATTGAACAAGCAGAGAAAGAAAAGGTAGGCTTCTTTAACGGTCTCAGGGAGGACTTGAAGAAGTATATAATAGGCTGTAGATTTCTTAAGAAGCCGGTGAAGATCTTAGTTACCTATGACTCATTCAGGATTGTAAAAGATATTATTAAGAGCATTGACGAACTTGATGATTTTAGAGTAATTGTGGATGAGTTTCAGAGTATTTTCACTGACAGTAGATTTAAGCCTGATACAGAAATGGTATTTGTTAAGAACCTACAAGAAGTAAAGAGGCTTTGTTATGTTAGTGCAACTCCAATGATGAAAAAGTATTTGAGCCAGCTTGAGGAATTTAAGGACTTACCATACTATGACTTAGATTGGGAAGTACTTGACCCGGATAGAGTAAGGAAGCCTAAACTTACTCTTAAAAGTATGAAGGCCATGTATACAGTAGTCGGCCCTATCATAAAGAAATACCTAGATGGTGATTTCAGCTATAAATTTGTGAAAGGCGAAAATAAAGGCGAAGTAGTAAAGGTAGAGTCTAAGGAAATTGTATTCTATGTCAACTCTGTAACTAACATCACAAGTATTATCAAGAGGGCGAAACTAAAACCAGATCAAGTAAACATTCTGGTTGCCAATACTCCAGATAATACGAAGAAAATACATAAGAGGCTTGGTAGGAAGTTTAACATAGGTACAGTCCCATTAAGAGATGAGCCTAGGAAGATGTTTACCTTCTGTACTAGGACTGTATATCTTGGGGCAGATTTCTATAGTGACAATGCTCAGACTGTAGTACTAAGTGACTCTAATATAGAGACATTGGCAGTTGATATATCTCTTGACTTACCACAGATCTTAGGTAGGCAGAGACTAATAGAAAATCCATGGAAAGATGAAGCAACCGTCTATTTTAAGTACTTACTAGATAAAAATAAAGTAAATAAGAAAAGTTTTGACGAGAGAATAGATTGGAAGCTCAAGAAGACTGGTAACCTGCTTACTATATTCGATGAGACTAGAAATGTGCTGAAGGGAGACTTATCAGAGACATATCAAAAAATAGCAAAAGCTTATAACTATCGAGATGATTATGTGGCTGTAAACATTGAAGAGGATCCAGAAACTGGTGGCCCAAAGCTCATGCCAATACTAAACAACCTAGTACTAGTATCAGAGAAACGTGCTTTTGATATGCAACAAACAGAGTATGCAGATAGGTTTACAGTCTTTAATGAGGTTGGTAAGGTATCTACGATCGAGGCTATGAATGATAAAGTATCTAAGTTCTTTGAGGAGTATGAATTGAGAGACTCGAGACAGAGGAAGTTGAAGTTTCTATGTGAGAGTTTTGATAAATTTGATAAAAGTGAGTGGAGGTATATACTTGACAACCTAACAGAGCTCCATTTTCAAGAGTATGTAGAAGTACTAGGTCTTGATGAGTGTAAGGCGCAAGCATATAATACGTCATTGCTGAATAAGAAACTTGATATCTTAAGTTTTGATAAAGAAAAACTAAAGGATGATATTTATAATGAATTTAAAGTGGGGCAGTCTTATCCAAATCCTTACATAAAACAAAAACTTGGTGAGATCTATAGTAAAAATAACTTTAGAGCTACACCAAAGGCAATAGACCTGGATGAATACTTTGAAATTAAACATAGGAAAGTAAAAGATGAAACTGATAAGTGGGTTCATGGTGCTGTAATCATAAACAGGAAATAAAAAAAACATTAGAGAATAGGTTAGACGATTAAGTTCTATCCTACTCTCTTTTTTTATTCCCCTATGAAGCTCTTGATTAATTCTGCTTCCTTACCTTTTTCTATGATCCCTGCTTTTACATTACTATATCCCATCTTGCTAATCTTCTCTACTAGTTCTTTGTCGGCTTCATTATAGAGGACGTAGTAGATAAAATTTCCCAAGTCTCTGTGTGTATAGATATAGTCAAGTATTCCGAAGTGTATATCAAACAGGTTACCATCAGCAGTATCAATTAAGAAGACGTCGGTATCATGTTCTTTCAGTTTCTTATCGGTACTACTAAGTTGGTATTTCAGTCCTAGTTCTTTTTTTATTATCTTCCTGAACTCTTTACTATCAAACACTGCCTCTCCTGTGTGATGAAATAGTACTTGTTGTGGCCTTTGTATTTCATCGAACCTAGTATTAAAAGTTGAGGGTGTAATCTTAAAGCACAGGTATTCTCTTTGTGACCCAGGGAGAATGCTTTTATACAGGTGAACATCGCTAAATTGTGCGTCATCAAAATCTGTGAGTCCTAGTGTTCCCCTGAAGAATCTCACAATGGAATCTGACGCGAGTTTTTCGAAGTTAGCACAATCTCTCTGTTTAATACCTGACTTCAAGATAAATTGTTCAGTGACTGTAAATTGTTTTGTTGTTCTGAGCCAATCAAGGTGCTGTGTAAAATCGATGGACTCTAATTGTTGGTCTATGATAGTTTCCATCTTCTTAGCCTCAGCATTTTTATAGATATAGGGTACTGGTTTTCCCCCCTTGTATAATAGTCCAGCCCTATACATATTATTAACGGAGATGAGTTTTACGTCATCCAGTGTAATTACCAAGTTTATTTCTTTCTTCATCTTCTCCTTACAAAAACAAGAAACCTAGTATCTCCCCTAGGTTTCTTTTTATTCTTTATCTAAACGGTGAATCAACTCTTTTCATTCTTCCCATGCTATTATCTATTTGGCTATTGACTTGTGATCTAGCCGCATTATAGTTACTAATCATCATATCAATTTCCTGTTCTGAGAAGTATCGTTTTTCTTGTATATTTTTCAGATCTTGGTATACGGACTTAGGTATTATTTTAAACCTACCATTACCAAGTCTTATTGAATATGCAATAGAGTTTTCACCATGTCTATTTTTACATATATAGAACACACCAAGTCCATTAAGGTTTTGTGGTTCTTTTGTTCTGGTTATACATACATCAGCGATATGTCCCTTCCTACTTGACGTTCCTAAGTTTTGCAGTTCGATTGGGTTTCCGTCGCTCCATGTAAATTGTTTTGGTTGACATAGGATCCAGCTATTAATTCCTGCATACTTAAGTTTTGTAAATTCATTATAGAGATCACCAAACTCAGCATACATTGAATCACTGCCGCCATTCTTACCATCACCCCCCATTTTAAAGTTTTCATCATAATCAACAAAAACCGCCTTATATTTCTTGGGACTATCTATTACAAACTGGACAAATTCCGCTGCGTTAATAGTACCGGCAGGAGCAATGATGATGTCTAATTTATCTCCTATTTGCTGGCTCATTTCTTTATAGATCCCCGCTAAGTTTTCTCTCACATCACGAAAAGACAAGCCGGTATAAATCGCAGCGAGTCTAATAAATAAGCTTTCCCAATCAAGGTCACCCATAATAAGCATACAAGTAGGAACCTTATGTACCATTGACATATGTAGTGCCTCTGCCTCTGCGATAAGTGATTTACCTACTGATGGTGGAGCACTAATTACTACAATATCACCAGGTTTAAATGCACCCTCTGAGAAAGATTCATTAACGAAGCTCAGTGATGATGTTAGTTTTCCCTCTTGTCCAGATTCCGCAACGATTGTATTAATATCTAGGTTATTGAAACTAGTAGTGCTTAAGTAATCAGTGCTACCTGTCTTAAATTCTAGCTTCTTAAGATATTCTAGGTATTCAGAGGGGCTGTCACTATAAAGTCTATTTGCTCTTTGTACATAGACGGTTGCAACTATGTCTCTGATATACTTTCTCGCTGGTTCAATCTGGTCCTTATTATATTTCTTATACTGGATTATCTTGTTTAGTATCTCTTGGCTCTCCGTTTGATTTTTTCCTGTCTTAGCTAGGATACTTTGGAACAGAGGTAATCCAATACTTTCCAGTGGGTAATCTTTTATGGCACCTATTAATTCTTCAATAAGTGGATTACCTGATGTTGATGGATTAGTCTTAAAGAAAATAGAGATATCTTGTATATTTGTTTTACAGTCCTGATATAAGAACTGATTAAACATTGATAATACTAGCTCTAGGTAATTGTCATTGTTATTCATTTTCCATTCCTCTTAACTTTATTCTCACCTATAAGAGACTGCCAACTTCGTGACTGCAAAATTGTTAGTTTCAAAGATCAGACTCCTCCATTTCTATATCTTCAATCTCGCAGTACTGATAATAGTTGTCAATCATTTCTTTTCTTTCCTGTGCGCTCTTTGTATAGACAGGTATTTTTTTATTTCCGTATGGTCGCAAGGTAATAATGTTCATATGTTTACCTCTCGCCACTCGTCCTACACATTGAAGAGTGACACCTGCTATTTTCCCGGCGAACAAACATATATTCTCAAGACCTGGGAAATCAAGTGCTCTATATCCTGAACTAGTACTTGGGATGACATCAACTAAGCCTTTCTTGATATACTCACAAGATTCATCAAGTGTTAGTTTAGTCTTATTTCCATCCAGGTCATAATATATATAACCCTCGCCGCACACTAGCAGGACTCTAAGAACGCCGAGCCAGTAATTATTAATCCAATCATAGAGTATTGTATTAAGGTTATTCATTGGTATAAAGCACTTAGGGAACTTTTTAATTACCCTAGTCACTGTCCTACAAATATCCTTATCCATCCAGATCTGATTCATAATCTCTGCATATCTATTCCCCGCCAAGTCAACCTGTTCATCATCCAGTACTAGGTTGTCAAGGGATGCTGTTTTAATGCTGATATTAGTGACGCTATTGTTGAGTGGCATTCTAAAGATAATACTTGGGCCGAAATATTTAATGAGGTTTTTATTTCTCACCACTACTTCACTCAAGCCTTCTCTAAAACTAATTGCTTGTCCACCTACTTTATCAGCAGTACCACTAAATGCATAAAATCTCTCAGCAGATATACAACTATCATACAAGTATTCCCCTGCGTCATTAATTGTATACTCAACCTCATCAACTAGTACCCATTCATATTCAGACAGGTATTGATGAAAGGTTTGATATTCGCTAGAGTCACTCTTTTTTACTTTGCCCGAATTCATCAGGCCACTAGTAATAACACAATCCAGGTGCCCATTTAGTTTCTTGTCACAATTAGAAACGGACAAGCCAAATACATTCTTGCACCTCTTAACAAGTTCATCTCTGGCCTTATTTGACGGGCAGACAATCAAGAGTTTTTTACCTAGCGTTTCATGTGCATAATTCGCTAAGGTTGCTATCACTTGCGTCTTACCATAGCCGGTCTGTACTTGCATTAATCCTCTTCTGTGCCTAAGTAAGAATAGTACGTCATCATTCTGGTAATCTCTCAGTTCACTAAAAGGTACTGTCCTATATGTATCTGCCATTATGATATTACTTGCAATACCATTATAATCATCTACACTAAGTTTATCCTTTAGTGCCCCCAGTAAGAATCCAGACCATCCAAGACCTACTATATACTTAAATGTTCCGTCTGGTTGTGCATGTTTTATTTTTCTCCCTGTCTCATATATTTTTTCTACTTTCTCAACATAACCCCACTTCTTCTGCCATGGGATATATTCATAATTACTTGTCTTTGTTTCTAAGAAATAATGAAATGTTGGATCGTCTGTTATGAGAACTAGTTTATTTAAGTCTTGATCAAAAAATACCTTTAACATATAAATTCTGGCTTAACTACTCTACCTATGTTAAACTTCTTATTATTAAACTTCCTAGATATCCAGCCAACTTCACTACCTGGACAAATAGAAATCATCCTATTCATTCTCTCCTCTGGATCTTCACCATCAGAACGAATTATATCAATTGGGCAATAATCAATCTGTGTTTTCAGTTTATTCATTACTCTCTTTGATATACTAGTTTCGTCCATATAGATCAGTATTTTCTCTGGCATATATTCTTTAATGAAACCGATCTGATAGTCATTCAAGCTACTTCCCATGAGTGCAATTGGTATGTAATCTGGGGCTTGTATTAAGAGGGATACTGCATCGAATATACCCTCACATAAGATCAGTTTTCTAATTCCCTGTCCATGATCAATTATGTAGACAGGCTTTTTTGAAATCTGTGGGAAATAATATCTAATGCCTTTATCATCATGACCCACATTACTAAATCTGATCTGGTAGTATATTGGTTCCCCGTGATAGAAGAACGGCATTACTATATTACCATACCAGAATTTAAATCCGAGCTGTTGATACAAGTCTTTCATGTACTTATGTCTACTGCACAAGTAATCATAACCAGCCTGATCAAAGTCATCGAATTCATACTGTAATCTATCTAACGACCAATCAGGATCTGTTAGTTTGACTACATTGAACGGTTCTGCGCCAAATCCAAACTTTAGTATTGACTCTGGCACATTAACGCGGAACTCAAGCTTATCGGACACATGTATATAGTTTCTACCGCATACAAAGCAGTGTCCCACCGTCAAATCAGTTTTTATATAGAGCTTATGTTTAGTATGCCCTTCTTTTTTACAGAACGGACAATGCATGATATATTCACCATTACCGTTTGCATGGGTCTCTACTTCTGCCATTGACTTAACTCCATAATACTTAGATAGGAGTTCTTCAAAATTACAGAATATAAGTGTAGTTCCGTCCCTTCTTTTTACTTCTTTATATTCGAACTCGTCCATTTGTTTGAAAAAATTTGAAATCTTTGAGAGAACTTAATTATTCCCCCAAAGACTTCGTTAACTTTAGGTAGTCTTATTTCTTAGCATTCTTCTTTGGTGCAGCCTTCTTTACTGGTTCTGGCTTTACCTCTTCTTCTTGCTTCTTCTCATCTACCTTCTTTTCAGGTACTTCTTCCACTACTACCTCTTCTTTCTTAGGCTCTTCAACGACTGGCTTCTCTTCCTTCTTCTCTGGTGCTGTACCATTGAAGCGAATTACAGCCTCATCTAAGCTCTGTACTACAAGAGGTGTACATGCTGGAACACCTGCACAAAGATTAAGTTCTGATGGACCTGATACAATCAATGCGATCTCAGTATCAACAAAACTAGTAGAAATAAGTTGTAACATTTCTACATTTGGCATAATGTCTTTTGACACTGAATTAGGACCAATAGTAATCCTCTGTGTTGCAAGTGGTAATTCTACCTGTGAGTTCTTTCCGTTATAAATTCTCATGTTTACTAAATAATTTTATAATTAATAACATATATTTCTCTCATTGAGTAAGTTCCTAACACAAAATAGGAATTACTCACATATAAGGAATCTAATCTGTTGTAGATGCAGTTTCGTTAGGTTCAGGTTCTGGATCATCAAAAATCTCACGGAACACAAACTTACCATCTTTCTGCAGTAGATAGAATGTCCTTATGTCACCAGGTATTTCTTTCTTCCACCACAGCATACCTTTCTTTACAGGTTTTCTAGTGAGTAAGACCATCATAACAGACTTACCAACCATAGAAAAATCATACGACCAAACTGCACTACTGAAATCGCATTTAATCAGATCTAGTAGTTTATACTTGGCCACTGCAAACTTACTACTCTCGTCTCCGTCTGATGGTAAGTGTAAGATATTCAGTAAGTGATTAGCCTGCTCAACAAACTTACTACTATCTGAGCTATCAGTTTCACCTGGCAGTACTACATCATCTGTATCCTTAGGTGGTCTCTGTACTGGTTCTGTCTTCTTAAGTTTCTTACTAGGCTTTCCAACTTCAAGTACCATCTGATCTGCATATAAACACATAGTTGGATCATCGTATGGTATAATCTCATCCTTTAGCTTGAATGATGTAAATACCGCCTGACTAACACCTTTTACTGGTTTATTCGTTGATTTCTTGAGGACGTAGTTATTTCCTGCATCCTTACCTTTCAATCCGCTCAAGTAAAGTGAATCATTGTCAGTAGTATCTAAGTTTCTACCACTAATCACAGTAATATCAGAGTAGAATGCAGAGAAACCAAGAAGATAAGGTACAGTGAAGGCCGTGATATTTCTAGGCGCTGATAAATACCCGCCAAGTGGATTAAGACCTATCACCAGTATACCATTATCAGTACAGTAATTAATAAGGTCTAAGTTAAATTCAAGCGGGTTAATAGTCAGCGCAATATACTTCACGATACTATCACTTCCCACTGTCTCAATTATTTTCTTAACCTCTTCCACTGACTCAGGCTCCATAATTCCCCAAGCCTTACAACGATCACCAAGACCTATTACCTCAGATCCAGCCAACTTCCAATCTGCCTTTGAATCAACCAGTAAGATGTCAACATAATCTCTCCCTATTAATTCAAGGTGACTCTTAACAGTATCACAAAGGCCATCTAAGTGACTAGCATGAACAACCAGCTTAGCACCAGTTAGCTTGAATGACTCTACGTAATCTTTTATTAAGACGTCATTATTAGCGGGTATAGATGTTAAGATATAATCAAAACTACTCCCTAGGATCGCTGCTGGTACATACCCCTTCATTGTAGAGGTATCAATACAGGTTCCCTCTATTTTAAACTTTGTCATAATATTGAAATGTTAATATAGTTTTCCCTCGTCTCCTCAGGTAACCAAGACAAGTGAAGCCTTAAGTCACACCCAGGATTAACAGTTACTGTATTTCTTAAGAACACAGGATCACTAAGGACACCTACATTTCTTAAGACCTCATCTATTAAGTCGATAAGTAGTCTGAAGAAAGATTTATTCCTCAGTAAGACTAGTTTTATCACTACCTTATCAAGTTCAGACAGCCCACTAAAGAGAATTGGATTACCCTCTATGTCAGTTAGCTCGAAGATTGAATTATACTGTTCATTCAACTTATTATAGAACTTAATACACTTATCGGGACTTGACTCTTTTAGCCTTAGTCTCTTAGTATTTCTAGTCTCAGTCTTTAAGTTAAACAGGTTATACCTACTATGATGTCTTTGATCGTAAGGTATAATATCTGCATACTTAATTATGTACTTATCATTTATCCTTATCTCTGACTTACCACTATCAATTACATAAAGATCATTGACAGGTACTATCTTAAGACCGCCAATATTATCTCTACTAAATATCTTAGGGTAGCCAGGGATAAAATCAGGAAACCAGATCTTATTTCTATCAATACTATACACCTTCTGTAACCTTTTGAGAACAGCTTTGAACTCTTCGTAGGTATGAGGTAGTGCATTATTGAAAAAGATCTTGTCAACTAAGAACATTTGTAGGTACCTGTCATCCTTAACGGTTACATAATGATCTACAATTGCTCTTCTAATTGTTTCTATTGCTTGTGGCTTTTCATACCTATCATCCTTCAAGCAATCCCAACATGGTACTTTAAAACCAGTGGGATCTAAGTATGTTAGTGGGTGCCTTGAATTACCACATCTATAGCAGTACTCATTCTCACGGAGGTCCATTTCATAGTAGACCGCCATATCTAAGAAGTGAGTATTCTTGAGGTGATCTTCTATTTCACCTTTGTCAGTAAATTCATGACTGCAGATCGGACATTTGAGCATCTGTTTATGTAAGTTTCAAATTCATACTTAATACCTTCGTCGTCCTTGTAGAAACCTGACTTATAAAACATGTCAAAGCCCTCTACAAGTTTTGAATAGTGAAGGTATGTGTCTGCTTCCTTAGTGGTATGGAATCTAGTGAGGTGGATAATGTCTGTATATTCTAGGAGTTGCTTATATACACTTGCACCGCCTATTACAAAGACATTAGCTTCACCACTTCCTTCTATGTAGTCTACCAAGCTCTTCAGATTCTTCATACAAACACAACCTGGTATATCAGTCTCTGTTAGTACTATATTAGTTCTACCCTCTAATGGACCACCTGGCAAAGATTCAAACGTCTTCCTTCCCATTACTACTGCGTGGCCCATTGTTTTCTCCTTAAACTGTTTCATGTCTTCTTTATTATGAAACAAGAGACCACCATCTTTTCCAATACCACCATTATCATCAATTGCTACGATAATGTGAATTAAACTGTTTCCAATCATACTGCTACTTCACCTTTTATTGCTGGCCATGGATTATAACCAACTAATTCAAAATCATCTATCTTAAAATCATCAATCCTAGTCACCCCTGGATTAATTTTCACAACCGGTAACTCTCTAGGCTCTCTTGTTAGTTGCTCATTAATCTGCTCTGTATGATTAAGGTAGACATGAGCAATACCAATATTATAGTAGAGCTTCCCAGGTTTCTTTCCCGTTACCTGTGCAATCATCATAAGTAGGAGAGAATAAGATGCAATATTAAATGGACAACCTAAGAATAAATCATTAGACCTCACACTCAGGTTAATATCCAAGTACTCACCCCTTACATAGATCTGAAAGAAATTATGACAGGCAGTTAGGACGGCATCATGATTAAGACCTGCATTCCAAGAGTCAACTATAATACGTCTACTGCTTGGATCCTCCTTAATAAGTCTTATCATCTCCCCAATCTGATCAACTTCCCCGATATATTCATTCTTACTATTGAACTTAGGGTAGTGTCTCCAAAATCTAGCATAGGGGATAAACTTGCCGGATTCTCTACTAGGCGGCCATGCATCCCAGATATGAATGTTTCTGTCCACTAAGTAATCAATACTGTAACCGTCAGTGTGGAGGAAAAATAATAACTCCTCAATGACTCCCCTGAAAAATACCTTCTTAGTTGTGAGGAGAGGAAACTTGCCTGTCGATAAGTCAAATACCATCTTCTCACTGAACAGATTTAAAGTACCTACACCAGTTCTATCATGCTCCTCAAGATTACCATACTTGACTACACGATCGATTAGTTCTAAGTATTGTTTCATTCCTGGTCCTCCTCTTTCATCTTCTCAATTACTGCATCACTGTCTCCAAATCTTGTGCAAAGTAATCGTAAGTTGTCCATGAAATACTCCTCATTAAACTTACTACTTTGTTTAATTGAAATCTTGTACGTTGCCATATTATTTTTAAAATTAATATTCATACAACAATAAGGATAATAGATAGGACTAGCTACAATTATTACCACTACAAGTCATTTCTCTTAGTAAACAATAACTCACAGACCATAAGCTTTGCCATTGAAAATAACATGTGGGTGTAGTCTTCGATCTTATCTGCGCCGTCCTCATCGAAGTTTATTATCTCATCCTTACTTCGAACATATACGGCATTATTATAGATCGACACAGGACCCACAACTAACTCAATGATCTGTTTCAAGTCTTCCCTGCTTAAGTCTACAATTCTCAACGTCTTACCTAGTATTAATTCTGCTGACCTAACAATAACAGCAATGAGATAAGATTCAGAGACAGACTTAAGATATTTGTTACAGAGTCCGGTTAATTTAAAAGTTTGTACAAGTCTTGAATACTGAGCTGCTACATCTAAGTCTGATTGTAAGAGCTCTATTGCACTACTTGGATTTCTTAGGCCCATCTTATAATAGAGCCAATACAAAAATTTAAGCTTTACTTTTTTCCAATTTATCATAATAATTAAAAATAAAAAGGGAAGAGGTGGCATGTAACACAAAAATACAACCACAACTCCTCCCAATTTGACATTGTTGATTTATTATCACATATAAGGATTCTAGGGCGAACAAAAAACCTAACCTATCTATCACAGACAAGTTAGGCCAGACTGAATTATATACATGTTAAAAACAATAGTATCAATTATAAGAGAACTAGGGCATGAGGGACGAAAAAATGCCTAACTCATTCTCACGAACAAGCTAGGCCAGAGTTCTAATATATTTAAAAAGAGCTATAAATAATCTATTACACTATTAAGGAATTGAGGGGAAAATAAAAACCTAACCCATCTTCACAGACAAGTTAGGTATAATAAAACTTAAATAAATATAAACAGAGTTATAAAATACTTTTCCACATATAAGGTAATCAGGGGAATCGAGGAGTAAAAAATCTAACCTATCCATCACGGACAAGTTAGATCAAATGCAATGCGATCACTAAATAAATACTTAACATTATTAAGGAATCTAGGGCAAAATAAAATACCTAACCAATCTTCACAGACTAGCTAGGTAACTTAAA